ATACTGGAGAGATTAAGTATGATATAGTTGGAATTAAAGGACATGGGGTCGTGGCTATAGATTCAACGCCATGGCGGTCTTTTGAACATATAGAGAGATTAGAACATATTTGCAAGATAGTTCTAAGCTCAGGGAATTATTAATGATTGAATTTATATACACCTTGGTAATGGTTCAAATTACCATCGCTTGTGTTACGCTCTATTTGCATAGATCGCAGACACATAAAGCAGTAGCTTTCCATCCAGCAGTTAATCATGTAATGCGTTTTTGGTTATGGTTAACTACAGGTATGGTTACTAAACAATGGGTAGCAATACATCGCAAGCACCATCAGGCCAGCGACACTGATTCTGATCCTCACAGTCCGCAAATTTATGGAATTAAGAAAGTGTTATTCGGAGGCGCATTATTGTATCACGAAGCCAGCAAAGATACAGCCATGGTCGAAAAACTAGGAGTCGGAACTCCTAATGATTGGTTAGAGCGTAACATTTACTCCGCACATAGTCGCTTAGGGATTCTATTGATGTTGGTCATAGACCTTGTTCTTTTTGGACCTGTAGGACTGTTAGTGTGGGGTATCCAAATGATATGGATACCGTTCTGGGCCGCCGGAGTAGTAAACGGATTAGCTCATTGGTGGGGATATCGTAATACAGATACCAAAGACACTAGTCGCAATTTATGGCCCTGGGCATTGTGGATTGGCGGGGAAGAATTGCACAACAATCATCACGCAGATGGTGCCAATGCTAGATTTAGTCAGAAATGGTATGAGTTTGATATAGGATGGATGTATATCAACATACTTAGATTTTTTAAGTTAGCAACAGTTAGATAAGAAAAAACCCCCTTTCGGGGGTTTCTCTTTTCTATAATAATGCTCTACGAGCTATATTACTTCTTCACGCCTTGATTAACAAAAGAATACATCTTTTCGGCGGTTTCTAATACTTTATCTAAACCTGGGAACTCAGGCATACCTACCTTAGTTACAATTTGACCAGTTTTTTGATCACGCTCTGCTGTTAGTTCCCAACCTTGGAACTTAACATGGAAATCTTGACTTACCAAATCTTTGGCCATTTCTAAGATTTCTGTGCGGATCTCATAACCGTTCTTGTTAAACTTAACTTCTGGGGCTTTCATTTCTAGTCCGTTTGTAATTGACATAATTTTCTCCTTGTGTGTGTATGTCTTGCGTCTTTAGGCGACGCTGTCTTTCTTAGGAAACAGATACTTACTAACTGATTCCACAGAATATTTAGCCATGTCAATGGTGTTGTTTACAGCCATCTTGGCGAATTGTGTTTGTGCATCGATATATGCGTGAGCTGCTTTGTTTAGTGCAGGATCTTTGAACACCTGATCGGTAACGATCTTCTTAGTGTTTTGAAATGAGTCAATGTAAAAATGTGGTGAAAACATAACTTCTCCTTGTGTGTTTGTGTATGTATTATTATATATAGCCGACGGGTAGAAATCAAGAGTAAACATGATTAAAATCTCCGATCTTGTTCTAGCAATTCTATCAATTGCTGACAGTCTTCCCAGTCAGTGAATCTTCTAACGATTTTACTGTTATAAGGCGTAATGCTTTTTAACATGATATCGTCTTCGTCGAACTGAGCTACGGTTGTAATGTAGCCCCACTGATTGCGCCAAGGTCCCCAAGTATCGTAGGGGACCTCTTTGAATTCGTAAAACATATTACTTTTGGGCGTATTCTTGTGCTTCGCGCCACTTACCGTTACGAGCTAATTCTGCGGCATATCTAGCTCTACCGATTGCGCAAAAGAATTCCCATACTTCATTGATGATTTTTTTAAACATTTCTGTCTCCTTGTGTGTATCAGTATTTATACTGAGATGTTGCGCACCGCACAAAACAAGGGTATTTGACAACAAAATAAGTTTAGTTTACAATATGATTGCTTTGAGTTAAATATAATATAAACGGAAACTCCGATGAAACTACGAACCAGATCAATACTGCAAGAATTAAATGAAATAGCAGAAGTCCGAAACAAGGACTCCCTGTTTGAAAGCAGAGCTACGAATATTATAAATTCAGCTATTAATCTATTAGAAAGCATCCATAAAAACTACTCTCCAGAACAGGCAGATGAGCTAGAGCGTAGATTTATCAATGCTATCCGCGGTCAAGATCCTGCTAAATTTACTAGAGGAATACGTAAAATCGTAGAGTCTCGCAGAACTAATAAACATCTAGATCAAACCAATGACGATTGAATTATTTGAAGGGGGCAATGTATTCAAAGGCCCGGACAAAACACCTCTAACACGCAGAATTAAGCGTGAAGAAATCCCTACCACAATAGCTTTTCTGGAAAAAGAAACCGGAGTAGACTTTACCACAGACAAAGACGAAGAAGGTGTTCCAATCAAATGGTTAGGAACAACTGGCCGTAAAACAGATAGCGGCGACTTGGATCTATCAGTAGATGCTAATGAATTAGATAAAAAAGAATTTGCACAAAAATTAATCAGTATCTTTGGTAAAGATAGTGTAAAACTTTCTGGCGACAATGTTCATTTAAAAACACCAATCAATGGTGATCCATCAAACGGATTTGCTCAAACAGATTTTATGTTCAGCACTAATCCTAAGTTTCAACAAGGCAGTATGTTGGGCGGAGGTGCAGATAGTCCTTACAGAGGCGAACATAGACATATATTATTGTCTAGCATCGCTAGAGCAAGAGGAATGAAATATAGTCCTAAGCACGGATTAGTAGATCCAGAAACCAATGAACCAGTTCCTAATGGCGACGATTGGAACGTTATTTCAAAACAACTGTTAGGCCAATCAGCCACTGTTAAAGATATTCGCTCAGTGGAAGCTATCATTAACTATATTAAAAAATTACCTAACTACGAAGAATTAATTGCTGCCGCACAAGAAACATTGGGACGTAGCGGCATTGAGCTACCAAAGAAAGAAGCGTTGGAACATTACACTCCTAATAGCCCTAGTTGGATGCGCAGGATCATTGACATAGTATCATGAGATTTTGGGAAATATTAACAGAAGCCGAAGCTCCTGCTCCTAAGAAAGTAGGCCGTGAGTTCAACCACCTTGAAGATTTAGTGTTCACAGAACCAAACGGTGCTCAACGTGCTATACAGATACTTAAAGATCTAGCTAAACCAGAAAGCAAAATATCAATCAAGTGGGACGGTAATCCTACTGTGTATTGGGGCAGAGATGACGACGGAACTTTCCGAATGGTAGGCAAGAACAATTGGGGTCGTGAAGAAGGCAAAAGCTCTAGCCCAGATGAACTTAAACAGTTTATCATGAGTCGTGGCAAGGGTGAGGACTGGCGTGAAAAGTTTGCTTCTGATATGGCTAGCTTATGGCCAATCTTCGAAGCAGGCACTCCCAAAGACTTCCGTGGATACATCTACGGTGATATCCTATTCCATCCAGGAAAGCCCTACGATAGCGGCAATGGTAAGATCATGTTTACCCCTAATCAAACAACTTATGAGGTTAAAGCTACAAGTCCTATAGGACAACGTGTAGGCAAGGCAAAGATAGCTGTGGCAGCTCATAAACATTTAGATTTCTTTGGCGATAAGACTGGAGAGGACATTGAAGATGTAAAAGCTCTTAATGCTAATCCAGAACTATTAGTTTTCGGTCTAACATACGTTAGTCATAAACCGGCAGTCAATGCAGACAATCTAGGAAAAATAGAATCTATGGCGAAGAATCAACCAGCCATCGATAAATTCCTAGCTCCAGTAGCAGGCATGGGTTATCTACAAAGTGAAATTTATACTTTTGTTAATTCACAGAGCAAGGCCAAACAACTAGACAATATCAGTGCTGAAGCATTTTTTAACTTCTTACAAAAAACTCCAGCCAAAGCTACAAAGATTAAAGCACACAGCGATGCTAATCCCGGAGTTCTAGACAAACTATTCGATCTAGTCAAAGAGATTATGGCTGCTAAAAATGAAGTCATCAGAGAACTAGATGCAGCTCAGGGTGATATT